TACGACATCAGGCCGACGCTTTTTCAGATACTCCACGGCGGCGGCCAGTGCCTGCTCGTCGTGGTACGGGATGTGGATGTCGCACAGAACGCCGACACGGATGCCGCACCCCAAGTCAAACGGCTCCCACTTCTTCGCCAGCGACGGCGGCAACTGCGGCTTTGTGCCTGCTTTACCCTTTGGCCGGAACAGCGACTTGTCGGTCGTCTTCTTGCGGTGGTTGCTGCCGATCGCGCCGCGAATCCGTCTGATGGTGGCCCGTGCCTGCTCAATCGTACACTTGCATTCCTGGGCGATTCGCTTGGCCAGCGTGCGGTTTGGTGCGTCGGGGAACTTGCGGCAGAGATTCTCAGCTGCCAGCCGCTGCGTTGTCTTCTGGGTCATGCTGGGCCTCCTTGGTTTGGCATGTGTAATCGTCACAGGCGAGGCAGCATCGCTCGAGCTGTCCGTGCCGGTATTTCGTGAGGGTGCAGATGACGTGCAGCGGGCAGCGGTAAACCGGAACATGCACGCCACGAGTGCCGCAGAGCTTGCTGGGGACGTGTCGCCAGACTTCGCCGAGGTGGGTGCAGGGGGTCATGTTTTGAACTGCGGGTCAAAAACTAGGTCGTCCCAATATCTTGTGTCTTGCGGATTCGTGCGCCAAACAAAGTGAGTTCCGCCCGACAGCGGAAGCCTTTTAGATACGAACAAATTTCCGTAATCGAAATAGGCGCAATTCAGGTATCGCCAATAGTCTGGCGTTGCCGTGCATTTAACCCAGCGGAAACCTCGGCTTGCCATGCTGGAAACTTCTTCTTGGTAAACGGTTGAGCCGTTTAGCTTTAGCTCAATAAAAACCTGCGGCGTGTCTGGATACGCAAACGGAGCTGACTTTATCTTCATAGCTAGCTCGTGAGTGCCCCACGGAATTTCAATCTCGTACAACGGCGTCACGTTTAGGCCGCTGGTAAATCCCGGTTTCCAGATGGTGTAGTACAGCCTAGGAGTTCCAAGGATTGGATACTCGCCCGCAAAGAACATCGCAGGCATCCGCAACTTAACCGCAACGCCATGCGTGATTACCTGCTGCAGCCCGAAGCTGGCGTCTTGGAATCTTATCTTTGATTCGCCCATTCCAAAGTATTCGTTGCGTTCTGGCAGCAAAGGATTGGAACTTGTCCACAGATAAAACGGGGAGTATTCGCTTGGCGTTGTCACTTTTATTTTGTATTCGTAGTCACGCTCATTCAGTGCTATTTGATTTGCAAAAGAATTTTCTCGCAAAAAATGCAGCGAGTTCCAATCTCCGGTCGCAGCCCACCCCTGCCAACCGCTGGTGCTGTCGTAAAGGTCAAATCCATCTGTCGGAAAATGATAAGAACGGCCTTGCCGATACCATCTTGTTATGTCGGCGGTTGTTACTGGATTTTGAGTGAAGAAAAAATGCGAGCTAGGCAATCCGCTGCTGATGTCGTGGTCCCACGTGTAGTTGTTTCGCTGGAAGTATTCGGCGCAGTTGCACCCGTTGTAGTTTGGCGGGTCGTCGTTGCCGGGTTTTGTTTGGCAACATCCGCATCCAAGTTTGCCGACCATTCGTCACCTATGTAGCAAAGTAAAGGCCGGACACGGCGTCAAAGTCCAGCGTAAACGTCTGGCCGCTGGCAACTGTGACGCTGTAGCCGTAGTCGAGATAGCCAATCAGCTCGTCGTTGGTCGCCGTGTCGTTGTAAAAGACCGCATAGCGGAATGGGCCGATGCTCCCGCCGCTGGCCGTGAAAGTGACGTCCGTGGCAATGAGGGTGTATAAGCCGCTGGACTGGGCCGAACTCGTTACGGGCACCGTCGCCCCACCGGACGTGTATCCATTGGCCGTTGACAGCTCGCCGCTGATGTCGCTTTTCTGCGTGTTGCTTAGACTTGGTGCCGTGTTGGTCAGCAGCACCTTCAGCGTGTCGCTGCCGAGGTTGTGCTTCTTTTCGTGAATCGCTTCAACGAAGCTGTAGAACTTGGTCAGTGTTGGCATTGTTAAGCCGGGCCGCTGCCCGTTCCTGTTCCAGTGAAGTTGACGTTGTAGAATTGCCCAGTGCTGACGGCAGGCGTGATTGTGCTGGTATCAATCGCCTCGGCGACCTTGCCGCCTGAACCGCTCCCCGTTCCCGGCCCGACCGTCGAGCCTTCATCGTTGCAGTCTTCGCTGACGATGTGCCACTTGCCATCGATCACACTGGCCAGCCCGTAGCGGTCGCCCGTTGCACAGGCCGCAGACGTGGCCCAGTTGTGGACCTTGACGGCAAGTGTGCTGGCCGCAAGCTGGTCGTTCGATGTGTTCCTCGTGATAATCGTGCAGGTCGCCGAACCCATCAGCGAACCGACGCGGCCGGGGATGCCGCCGCTTGGTGCCTGAATCATCAGCGTTGAAAACGGAATCAGCCGCGCCAGTGCGACCTTGTTCGTGGAATCGGCAACGTCTTCAATCAGCACCTGAAAATAAGGCTTGCCGCTGGGATAGCTGCGTGCCTTAAATCCGTCGATGCCGTACCAGTCACGAGCCGATGGACTGTCTGCCGAATCGTAGACGACCTTGACCAGCGGGCCGGATTGCAGAGCGCCATACTTGCCAGCCTCGACGGCGATGCCGCCGTTGGCCATGAATGACGAACCGGGACCGCCATCGGCAACGCCCGGCTTTTTAACTTTCAGCACCTCGCGGCCGCCGATTGTCACCGTGCCGTTTACTCGCACGATGCCATAGGCCGGAACCGTCTCGCCGGTGTCGTTATAGAACGTCGTGCTGTCCGGCGACTCCTCGTAGAACTGCGAGCCGCGACGGCTGTGCGTGCCCTGCCGCATCTTGGAATGCTTGGCGACCCACTCAGCAGACTTCTGATCGAGAACGTAGCGGCGAGGCACGTTTAGCCCTTCACGGTTGGAAGCATGTAGAGCTTCATAATGCGGCCGATGACTGCCGTGCCAGTGCCGGAATCGGTGATCGCAATCGTGACGCGGATGTCCAGCTCGTCACCGGCAGTCAGGCCAGTCGGGTCGATGGTGAATGCCTTGTCCGCAGCGGTCAGGCTGTTGATGGTCGTGGCCGAAGTGCTGACAAGGTCGCTGCCCACCAGCCCGGTGTTGTCGTTCTTTTTGTAGGCCTCGAAGTCAATCGTGGCAGTGCCGTTGGCAACGGTCGTTTTCATTCCAGCCCACGCAACAGCGCTGATAAGCTGGCCGCTGACGTAGTTGTGCGGCAGACGGTAGGTGAACCGTGCCCGCTGCGTTGCCGTTGTGTTCTTGGCGTCGCTGGTCTGGACGACAACGGCATCAGTTCCGAACGTGCCGATAATCAGGCCGAGGTCGTCGCTGCTGGCCGATGTCGGCAGGTTGGTCTGGAACGCATCATGGACTCGTAGCAGCTCCAGCGGGATGTTGTCCTTCAGCTGTTCACTTGCCAGCTTGCTGCGTTCGATGGCGGCCGAGGCTGCGATCTGGCTGTTTGCGATTTCGCCTGATGGAATGAGTACAGTGATCGGCATTTGTTTATTCTCCTTAGATTAGAATCCCATGCTGCCGAAACTGACATCGGCAAACACAGGGAACAGCAGGTAATTCGCTTCGACGCTCAAGGCGTCTTTCGGGTGGACTTTTTCTGTGCCGTCTTCGTTCAGCAAAACCGGCTTGGTAACTGGCTTGCCTTCTTCGTCGGTTGCCCTGCGGTAGAAAACAGCGCTTGTTCCAAACGGGTCGGCGTCTTTGATTCGATAGCCCTCGTGACGGACTCGCTTGTACCACGCCTCGACTGGCTCGCACTGGTACGGCTTGCGTGCGTGTATCTCAACGCTGACGCTCCAGAACGGGACTTCGTTGTCGTCTTGGTCGGTGTAGAACTGTTCGTCGGCGCTGATGTTTGCGATTCGCAGCGTGCCAGGTGGAAAGCCGAGAAAGGTGTCGCTGTTCACGCAGTCGATGAAAAGGTAAAAGCTGGCCGGGTCGAACGTGCCGAAGTTCTTCTGTAGCCGCACGCCGAGGTCGCTGATCGGTCTGGTGATGCCCTCAATCGGCTCGCCGTTGGCCGTGGCGATTGCCTTGCCTTCCACGTCGTCTTCGATTGGCTCTTCGCTGGTGATCGTGAAATAGCTGATCACGGTCGGCTGTGTCAGCGGTGACTGGTTGGCGTCGTTCTCGTCGCCTTCCTTGTAGGGCATGCTCTGATAGTCGGCGCTGACTTCGTAGTGCAGCGGCCCCCGCCTGCTGATGTCAATGCCCATGCAGCGCAGCTGGCGGAAGTACGGATGTCGGCTCTTTTCATACGGGACTCGAACGTCGGCTCGCACGATGCCTTCGTTGTCACCGACATCATTACAAAAGGCGTTGAACCGCAGCTGAGCCGAGGCGGTCGTGAATCCCTTGTCGTCAACGCTTGTTTTGACTCCGCTGCTAAACAGCAGGTCGACGTGCTGCACTGCCATCGTTTAGCCCTCCACAATTGCAAGTTCTGTGACGCCGCGACGTTTCTGCAGGTCGAGCTGCTCACGCTGCAACCTTTCGATTTCTGCCGTCAGTTCCGCCGTCTTCTCGGTGGCCTTGGCAACACGGTCGCCGCCGCCAGTGCTGACGCGGGACAGCAGCCGGGACTGCATCGCCTGCAGCGGTGCGGTTGCCGATATTTGCTTGTCTACTGCTGGTTTGTTTGCCTGCTTTTGCAGTTCGGCTTCTTTCTTGGCTTTTTCTTCCAGTTCCTTGTTTTGTTCTGAAATGGCTCGGCCTTGCTCAATAGCTTCTTCGCTGATGCCTCGCTGTGCGGCAGCGAACTCTTGCGCTGCTTGCGTTCCTTGCGTCAATTCAATGTTGCGCTGCCGCAGGTTGTTGAGATAATCCTCATCCCGCTTGGCCTGATCCTCCATCGCTTTTTGAGTGTCTTCAATTGATTTTTTCAATTCCGCATAAGCGGCCGCCTCTGCGTTTCGCGTCTCTTCAATTGAAGCTCGCATTTCGTCGCGGCCTTCCTGCTCGATTCGGAACCGCTCCTCGGCCTCGGCACGTGTGGCCCGCAGGTTCTCAAGCTCCATTCGCTGCGCTTCGGTGACGCCATCGGCGTTGAACATTTCCTCAACCCGTCGCCGTTCATTTTCGCCTGGGTTATTCATTTCGCGGATTTCCGCCCGCATGCGGTTAAGTTCTTCCTCTGCCGTTTTGCTTGCTGCTTGTCGCTGCTGTTCTAATTCCAGCTTTTGCCGTGCTGCCTTGACTTGTTCGTTTTCAACTTCAAGCTGCTGGTCCAGTTGGTTTTTTTGCTCTTGCAGAGCTTTAAGTCTTTTTTCTTCCTCGGTCAAAATGTTTTCGACAATCTGCTGATCTTCGTTGTTGTTGTACAGTCCGCCTGTAACGCTTTCCGCTAATGCGTTGACGCGGCCGCCAAAACTGTTGGCCGCTTCTTCTTGCGTCTTTCGCATTTCCTCGACTAGCTTTTGCTGGGCTTCCAGCTTGACCACAATTTCGGCCTGCGCCGCTTTCAGCATCTCCTCGCGGATGACGCGGTCGCTCTGCAAGTTGGCGATCTGAATCTGAACGTCGAGCTGTTCTTTTTGTTTTTTCAGGTTGAAGTCAACCTGTTGCTGATGCTGCTCCATCAACCGGTTCATTTTCATCTGCCAGCCAGCCGATCCGGTTATGTATTCGACGATCGGTTTGGCGGCCTCGGCAATTCCCCTTGCCCGGTTCAGTCCATCGCCCAATGAATTGGCAAACTCAGTAGCCGATTCACCGAACCCAGGACCGCTTTGCATTTCCTGCTGAGCTTGTGCGGCCTTCTCTGTTTGCTTGGCAAGTTCCTCTGCAGCACTAGCCGCTTCTTTAGCCGCTTCAATCTGCTGCTTTAGTGCCATTGCAGAATTGATCGTCTCTTCGGCAAATCCCATCTCGGACAGCTTAAACCGCTCGGCCGCTTCGGCTCCCTGCTCCAACGCAATCAGCTGCTCCTTCAGCTTGCTGATGTACTTATTCTCATTGTCGACGAGCTTCTGCGTCACCTTGTCCATGACAGGCGTGGCGTTATCCACGCCGTTCAGCACAATCTCGACCGATTCAGCAGCCATTACATCCGCCTGTAGGCTTCCGCTTCCGCTCGGTTTTGCTCCGACCGGAAGCACTCGTAAAACGACACAAACCACGCCGATTGATCCAGCACACCGCCAGCCACCGGCGGCAGTCCCTGCTTCATGAGGTCCGCCATCCGAATGGCCCTGAGCAGGCCGCGATCAATCATTTCCTTCGGGCATCCGGTTAGTTCGACGTAACCGCTCTGCCCGCACTCGTCACACCCGGCTTCGTTGCAGCTGCTGCAGGCAATCGACACGCTGGCCACTTCAGTTGGCCGGTCGTGGCATTTGCCCGCCGTGCAGCTACCGCACAGCAGCCCCTGCCGGATCAGGGCTGCGACGCGGAGTTTTTTTCGTCGGCCTTGCTCGTGCTGCCGCCTGCCAGAACCTTGCGAAACACCTCATAGGCTTCGGACGTGGTGAACACGTCGCGAAGTGCCTCACGGGTGTAGGGAATCTCGCCACCCGTTGCCGGGTCTCGAAAGTTCCGCCAGCCCGTGATGACTTCGCTCAGCCCCTGCTCAAGTGCCTCGTAAAATTCCCTCGTGCTGCCAGCCTTTGGCGCTTCGTCCAGCAGCTGGCCGAGGCGTTCCTGCCGTCGCATCGAAAGTGCGACCGTGTAAATCGTCGGCCGCTGGTCTTCTGGTTTGTCCATGTCCCAGTCGAGAACGATTGGGAATCGCTCGCCGGGTTCCAATGCTCGCCCCATTGGTTCCTCCTAGTTAAGTATGTTTGATTACGGTGCTGAGAAAGTAAACGAAAGCTCATCGTTGCCAGCCGCTGCCGACTTGTTGCACTGGAACGTAATCTCATCGGTGACCACGCCGTTGCGGTCGCCGATGGCTACGTTGGTCCGCTGCAGTTTGGGTGCTGCAATGGCAAACTTGTCGGTTGCGTTTTCAAGGTCGAAAGCCAACGCTTCCTCGGTCATGCTGGTCCAGATGTCGTAGTTGTCCTTTGTGCCGTCCAGTTCCATTTCTGGGTTGATGGTTCCGGTCACGGATCGGTCGGTGATGATGGCGGCAGCGTAGCCGGTGCCGTCCGTGTTGGTTGCACACTCCCGCAGGACGACCGTGTTGCCGGCGTCGATGGTCATCGACTGCCAGCAAGGCGACCAACTGCCGATGGTGAACGTGGCGTTGCCGACCCGCAGCGGCAGGGCCGTTGGGTAGGTTGGTGCCAGAAGCGAGACGGCCGAGTTGCCGACAAAGACGCCGGTGAACGTCCAGTTGATGCTGGCGATCTTGCCAGTCTCAAAGGTCATACTGAACGTCCCGGCACAGCCTCGCATCAGCAGGCGGTTGCCGTCGATGTAGGCTCCGATGGTCAGCGTCTTGACGTTGCTGCCTGGCGTTTCTGACTTCGGCGTGAACACGCCACCGGCCGCAGTCCAGCCGCAGGCAGGCAGAAAGGTCGACGCCCAGCCGGGAACAGTTCCCGAGCCAGTGCCGTAGACTTCGGTCCTGAATGTGCAGGTGCCGCCGTACAGTTCCGGCACGGCTGGCAGGCTTGAGAAGCTGCCTTGACTTGGACGCGGCGTCATCGCAATTGTCGGCGTCATCGTCAGGTCAAAGACGTTGAACGCAGCATCGGCAGCGACGAGGCTTTCGGCACTTCCGCTAGTGACTTCAATCTTGGCAGCAAGGACGCTTTTTCGGCGAAGTAGTGGCATGGGGATCTCCTTATGTGGTTATTTCTTTTTTCCGCGCATCATGTAGCCGTTGGCATCGAAACGCATTCGGGTGTTGGGGTTGCTGCGTTCCAGTTCTTGAAACGCAACCATCTTCTCGACGTTCTTGATGAACTGCTGCTGCATGTACTCGCCGATCTTGGCCCTATTCCCAAGTCCTGCGACCATGCCCCAGACGCTGACGCCTTGCAGAAACACGAGCCGCTTGTCTCTGGATTTTTGCTTTTGATGCGGCAGCCCAACACCCGCTCCCTTGTAGTCCTTCGCGTTTACGGCAACCCAGCGGCCGACCTGTCCTTGCCGCACAATGGCGTTAGGGATGACTTTTTTGCTGCCGCCTTTGAGAACCTTGTAGCTGACCTGCGTGGGTGAATTGCGAGGCATGCCCTTAACGGATGGCGGCGTCTGCTCCGCCTCAAAGTAACTTAGGCCCAGACGACGCCCAGGATCAACGGACAGTTTGCCCGTGTAAACGTCCTGTGTTCGTGCCGCTTTGTGCATTTGTATCTTGTCGATCACGTCTTTTTGGCGGACGTTGTACTTGCCTTTTCCCTCGTCTCGGCCAGCCAGCAGCTTGGCTGTTTGCCGTCGTCCCTGCGGCAGCGTTTTGTTGATGGCCTGCAGAATTGCATTCGGCAGCGCAGCCGTCCACTTGCTGAGCCTTGCGGAGTAGTCCGCCATCTGGCTGGCATCCACGAAGAATGTAAGAGGTGGTTTCGGCTTCGCCATCACGTCCTCACCGTGTAGGGGTTGTTTTCCGAAACACGAAACACAATCGTCAGCGAGAGCTTAAATCCGCTGGTTTCTTCGGTCGTGATGTTGTCCACTTGGCTGATGGTGGAATCAATCGCCAGCGTGTCCCAGTTGTGCCAGCTGGCCGCCGGTGTGCAGATGGCCTTGATGCAGTCTGCGGCGAACGTGTTCCGCAGGGCGTCAATCTTTGACGTGTTGCTTTCGGTCGGCATCAGCAGACCGGCAATCGTAAACTCGAGGTCGTAGGCGGTTCGTGGTGGGTTGCCCGGTGCGGACAGTTCATCGTTTCGGGTCAGCGGTCCCTGCGTCACAATCAGCTGGTTGTTCTGCGGCCGGAATCCGTCGTAACGAATTGGCCGAGCCACCTCGGAAACGGTCAGCTCGTAACCGCCAACAACGGTGATCAGCGCTAGCCTCGTGGCCAGCTTCTGTGCAATCTGTTCGCTGATCGGGGTTGCCACGGTTTCGCCTTATCCGTTTAGAGCCAGAACAATCACGCCTGCGTCGTCGCTGAGCTTGCGTGTTACCGTCATTCGGGTCGTTGCCGTGTCATCGACGCGGCGTTTTACGTCAACGCTGTCTTGGCCACGGTTGACCTCGTTGCTCAGCACGCCGCTGGTTGCGTGCCGCTTGATGCGGATGACCATCTCAAACAGCATCGGGTTACCGGCTTGGTCAAAAATGGCCGGAGGGTTACGCTCCAGAATGGCGTCAATGGAGCGTGAACCCCCTCCGGCAAAATAATAGACGACCGGCTCCGCGAACTCGGCGAGTAGTTGCGGAAACGCGGCCGTCTGGAAACTCTGATCAAACCGACTCGCCACGGTTGCTGGCTCCAATCACTAGGTGGTGATGTTGCTCAGCAAGTGGCCAGCCTGTGCGTACAGCACAACTTCGTCCACGTCGTGACGGACACGGATGATGTTGCCGCGGACGATTTCGTCCCGGTAGCTTTCGACAGTGCCGCCAGGGCTGCTGCCGTCTTCCGACCAATGGAACATTCGGCCGATGCAAGGCTCGGCCATGTCGGCCGAGGTTGCGACGCGGCAGACCATTGCGTACTCGTCCGACCAGATTTGCGAGGCCGCAAACGTCTGACCTTCCTTGGCGCTGTTTCGGCTGGCACCGGCCACAATGACGAAGTCAAGACCAAACACCGATGCCAGTTGTGCGGCAGTGATGTCCGATTGCTTGGACGGGTCGCCAGCACCATTGGATTCAATGGCGTCGATGACTTGATTACAGCGCCGCAGGTTGCGAAAGACCTTCTGGTTGATGATCAAGGCATTGGCCCACAGGCCGCTGCCGTCCCAAACCTTCTTGACCGCAGCGTCAACATCGGTGATCGGCACGGCGTTGATTGTGTCATCCCATTCGTGGGTAATGCCGGTGGTCAGGCTGGCACCGTTCCATGTCGTCGTGTTAAACACGGCGTCCGCGACCCGCTGCTCTGCATTTCGCAGAACGGCGGAAAATGCTCGCAGGGTCGAAACCTGCTCGGCGTCGAAGTACTCGCGGTACATCTTCGCTTGGCGGTCGTCGACTGGCTCTTCTGCACCGTGTTCTTCGCAGGCGAAGGTTGCAGTGCTGAAGGTGAAGTTGCCTCGGCTGTAACCGCTGCCGGGTGATCGGTTGGTGGTCCGCTGCTGCAGCAATTGCTCAACAGGGATCACGCCGAAAACACCAGCTTGGCTGGCGACATCAATGACGGGGAAGACCTGCGAGGCGACGTAGCCGAGGCGGTCGCTTTCGAGGTCGAACTCCAAAAAGCTGGCCAAGTCTGGCCGCAGTGTGGTTAATGCACTGGTGGGTGATGGCATGTGAAAGCTCCTTTTTCAGTTTTGGTTATTAGGCTTCGACGACGTAGCTGAGAAGTACGTCGATGTTGGTGGACGTGGTCAACGTGCCGGATGCGGTGATCGTGATCGCAGTGTTGGCATCGCATGGCGCGAACGATGCACCGTCTGCGAGGATGCTGGAGTTGGCGGTAACGCCAGCCAATACGCGGGTGCTTTGGGTCAAAGCGCCTACGGTGTTGCTGACCAGCTGCACGCCAGAGGCGGCTTGCGTGGCAGAGATGCGGACGGCCGTTGCGCCACCCGCATTGCCGCCAATTGAAATCATCGTCGCATCGACGAGCCGGTAACTGCGGCCGGGAATCGCTGGCAGCAGGGTCGCTCCGGCGTTGACGTTGGCCGTGGTTGTTCGCGCCCGCAGGTGCTGCACGCCGCCAGTGTTGCCGTCGACCAAGACTTCGATCACGTCGCCGTCGGCAGTGGCGGCTTCGAGTGCCGTTCCGTAGCGAACAGATCCGCTTGCGCCGACCTTGCCCGATGCGGCCAAGTAAACCGGGTCGCCGACAGTGATCGCGGCGTTGGCCACGCACTTGCGGGTGCCCATAGCGCTGTTCAGCCGAACACCGACCTGCTCATTGGCAGCCGTTGCCGGGTCTTCCATCGTTCCGATGCCGTAGTCGTTTGCTCCTGCCAGTGCCAGCGTGTTGCTGGATGTGAGGTACACTCGCAGGTGCTGACCAATTGCAGCCGAGGCGGTAAAGCCGCGGACTGATGCTTCTACATATTGACTCATGTTTTCGCTCCTTGTGTTTGTTTACTTGTTGTTTGCTTCGGCGATGACCGCATCACGCAGGCCAGCGTGTTCGCGTGCCGCCTTGCGGGCAGCGTCGGCCTTCTTCAGTCCTTGTGCCGTGTAGGTTGCGACAACGCCTTCCCACTGGGCCTTGGCGCTGGCGACCGGCTTTAAGGCGGTGACAGACGCCACCGGAGCCACGCCAGGACGAGCCTTGGCGGCTGGCATCACGACCATCTTTTCTTCTTCGTCGTCTTCTTCGACTTCGGTGACGGTCATCTCTTGGGCCTTGGCCTTGAGTGCAACCATCTCCTCTTCCATCGCAGCGATCTTGGCCTTGAGCATTTCATTCTCTTTGACCATCTCGCTGTGATACATTTCTGCGACTTGCTCGTCGGTCATCTCTTGGTCGAGTGCGGCGACGATAAAGTCAGACTTAGCCGACGGCCAGCGGAGCTTGATGCTCTTGGTCGTGGCCAGAATCTTTGGATTGCTCATGGGGTTATTTCCTTTCTGAGTTTCCACTTCGCCGCTCGAGTGGCCGCTGGCATTCAGCGACGACTGCACCCGCTCCGGCATGTTTCCTGTGAATCTGGCAACGGCCACGCTCTTGCGGGCAGTCGGCAGAATTGAATCGACGTATCCGCTGGCCTGTGCCTCGCGGGCATCCAGCCAAGTCTCGGCACGCATCGCGGCCTCGACTTCTTCGCGGCTCTTTCCTGTCTTGGTTGCGTAGGCGTTCACCATGCTGTCCCGCAGCTTGCCTAGCAGGTCGGCTTGCTTCTGCAGTTCTTCGCTGTCGCCTTCGGTCACGGTGTAGGGGTTGTGCAGCATCAGGTAGCCGTTCTCGGTAATCTCTACCTTGCCTGCCGCCATTGCGATAAAGCTGGCGATGCTGAACGCACTGGACTCAACAACGGCCCGCACTGGTCCCGGCCATGCGGTGATTGCGTCATGGATGCCCAAGCCGTCAAACACGCTGCCGCCTTCGCTGTCGATGCGAATGACCAGCTCCTGCGACGGATCGCAATCAGCCAGCAGCGACTTGAACGTCGCGCTGGTAATGCCGGGATAGCCGATGCTGCCGTAAAGTTTGATTTCATTCATCGGTCAACTGCTCCTCTGGCGTGTCAATCGTGCCGTCACTGGCGTCTTCGATGTAAACGTCAATCTTGCTGGCCGGAACGCCGAGGCTGTCCAGTTCGAGCCGTGCCCGCCGCTCGCTGATTTTCCCGCTGGTCAGTTCCTTCAAAATGTCGTTGATCGCCTTGCGTGCGTTCTGCCAGTTCTTCCGGCCGACGCCGACCATCTCTGCGGTCGGTGCCTGCTCGGCAGCGGTCGATTCGGCTGCGGCATCGGCTGCAACAACGGCCGCCTGCGGGTCTTGCATCGTCATCTGGATGCCGTTTGGCATCGGCAAGCTAATCAGCTCCCGCCAGTGAACGGGTGCGTTGTCCTGAAACTGGCTGTTGATGGCGACGGCTCGCTGCTTTGCCTTGACGATGGCGTAACTCATGTCCGAGACAATCTCGTCGGCGATTTCTTCCCAGTCCCTGCCGCCTTCAGCGTGCAGCCGCCGTGGGCTGGTCAGTGCGTTTTGAATCCGCAGGGCATCGCCCTGGGCATCGCTTACCGGGTCGATGTACTGCCACGTTGGAGCGTTCCAGCGATGGCCGAAGATGTCGATGCCGCTGGCCTTTGCTGCGGCCTGCAGTGCCCGGTCCTCGGCAATCCACTGCCGCAGTTTGAACTCATAAACGGGCCGGTGCAGCCGGTTCTGGAGGTTCGTCTGGTTGGTCTTGAATCCCTTGCGGGCTTCGTCCACCGCGCCACGCCAGCCGCTAAAGTTTGTCTCGCTGCCGTCCATCAGGACCAAGCACAGCGGCAGGCCGAGGTTGACGCCGATGATTTGCAGCATCAGCTTGACATGCGTGAAAAACTCGGCGTTGGGGACATTCGGGGAAAAGCCCTGCAGCTCCTCACCCTCGGCCCCGATGATTTCCATGCCGGGTCCGATGTTTTCGATGTAGCGGGTTCCCTGTCCGGTCGATTCGGTTTGCGGCAGTCCGTAGCCGTCCGTTGATGGCAGCGGTCCGCCGCCGGCAATAGCGTTGCGTTTGCGGAAAATGGCGAAACAGCTAACGACTTGCTGCTGAACCAGTTTGGCAAAGTTGATGTCCTCGAACATTCCGGCAACGCTGAAGATAGGAGCCAGTGCCGTAACGCCGCGAGTCTGGTTGACTCGGCGAGGGTTGTAGACGTGGAACAGCACCCGGTCGCCGTTTTCGTCTCGAACGCTGATCGCTTCGGCTGTTTCTTTCTGGTTTCCGACAACGGCCAGCACGCCGCCCGTTCGTTTGTCGGCACTGTACCAGTACTGCGTGCGGCGTCCGTAGGCGTCGCGAGTCACGCCGAGGAAGGTGTTCTCCTGCGGCGTGATGGTCTGAATGCTGTGAGCCTCGATCATCTGCAGCTGGCCGCCAGCCGTGCCCAGCGCCACGATGTCACCGTCCAGCAGCATCGACCGCATGACGTGCCGCTCAATGTCCTGCCAGGTGAACTCACCGGCCATGTCGCAGGCGTCGGCATTACTGCTCCAGTCCTGCCACCGCTGCCATAGCTCAAGGTCAAGCTGGCTGTCACCGGTTCGCACGTCCAGCGTGAAACCGTCCTGCACGATATTGGCAACGGCCCGGTCGATGGTCTGCCCGACGATGGCGTCGTTGCGGTCCATGTCCCGAGCTTTTTCGATGTCCCTGTAATAAAACTCCTCAGTGCGATAATGAAAATCAGCACTGCCGCCACGAGGAGCCAGTCCTTGGCGTCGGCGGATGAACCGGCTCTCCCGGCTCATGTCGTAGTCGGCACGGATGGCGTCAAACTCCGTGGCCAGTGTTTTTCGCTTGCGAGGCGATGCGGTCATCTGAATCCTTGGCTAATGCCGAAAAACCGAACCTTCGACTTGCTGGCCGAGGCGGTGTCACTGGCCGCTACGAACGACTGAGCCCGAGCCAGCATCTGCATGACCTGCTGGACGTTGCGGGTCAGGCTGCTGCCCTGATTCGACGCACTTGCCGCCACGATTGTCAGCCAGCGATTGGCTGCCGTGATGTAGCTCTTGGCGCGGCTCACGCTGCCGACTTCCTCAAAATCTGAGTAGTCAAGCAAGTCGCTTTCGACGGTTGCGAGGTCGTACGTGGTCATGCCGCAATGGTAGCCGCCGACGCCACTGACGCTGCGAAAAAAGCGGCCGATGAAAGTTACGGATTTTCCGTAGCATTAGCTCGAGATCGTTTCCAGTAGCCACTTGATGGCATTGGACGGATTGTTGATGCGGCTTCCGTTGGCCAGCGTTGCCCCTTCGCTGCAGAGCGCCTCCTGCAGTTGCCGCAGTGCCTGCGACTGTCGGCCGGTCAGTTTCCGCACGTCGCACACTCGCGGCAGGTAGCCGAACGCAATCTGTGCCAGCGGAATCGTCAGCGTTCGGCTGGTGACGGCCGGAACTGCCGCCGGCTGCGTCAGGACTTCCGCCGCCATGTCGTACCCTCGCAGCTGCTCCACGCCGCCTACTGGTGCCTCGTCAACTGTTGGCAGTTCCATCTTCTTTGCCTTCGCCATTATTTCGTCCTTTGAGTAGCAACAAACGCCTGCCCATGCGGCGTACTGGCGACGATGCCAGGACGACTTCGCTGGGCTGGTTTCGCTTCCGATCTTGCGATTGCCTTTTGCATCTGGTCGGCGGTAACTCGCGGAATCAGCCGCACGCCGAGACACCCGGCCGCCGCACATGCCAGCGCCGCCGAATCCAGATAGTGATTGTTCTTTGATAGTTCTTTCCATTTCCGCACAACGCCCTTGCCCGGCACAAACTGCTCTTCACGCATCTCGGCCACGATGTGGTGGGAAAATGCCATGTGCCGCTTCTTGTCGTGCCCGATGTACAGGCTCAAGCTGCCGTCGTTGAACTGGTGGGCCTCGTTAAATGTGGCGGTCAGAAACCGCTCCTGCAGCCAGCCCTTCCAGTGTTCCACGTCGATGATGTACAGCCAGATCCGTTCCTGCGGCTGATGGTTGGCGAAGACGTGATCGAACAGTCTGCGGGTTGGCGACTCGGTGCCGTGGTGAAACTTGCTCGAGGCGTAGCCCTTGGACGCTGCGAACGGCGTCCCGCCCACTCGGCGGATGAACTCGTACACGGCCGGCGAATAATCGCCTGAATCGACGAGGCAAAAGTCTGGCGGGTTCTTGGCCATGATGTCCGTCCGCCACAGCAGCAGGCTCTGCAGCAGCGCAATCTCGACCGCCTGTGCATCGGTCGCCGCCTGCATGCCTGGCGTTTCCATCACGCCGTAGTCGATGACCACGCCCGTCGCATTGCCGAACCATGCGATCTTGGTCCAGTGGCTGTAGTACTTGCCGAGGTCCAGCCCGACGGTGATCTTCAGGTCTTCCACCTTTGGCAGCTCGTGCTGCTCGAGTCCGCTTACCCGGCTGGCGACCTTGTGTGCGGTCAGGCCCAGCGTCTCGGCCTGCTCCTCTTCCGGCGGTGCGTTCTGAATTTCGGTCAGCACGTAGTTGAGGCCGTTGTCGCTAATCAGGTTGTAGATCGACTGCAGGGCCGTGTGTTCAATCTGATTTCCTTCTCGTGTCATCGCCCGGCTGTATCGCTCGGGGTTCAGCACCTCGCTGCCGCGTTCCATGTCTTCGCGGTTGGCCAGATAAAACGCCGTTGCATTCAGGCCGCACCCGTCGCCGTTTCGCTGGTCGTCTTGGCGCTGGTCAATGTACTGCTGCCAAAGGTCGGCACGCTCCGGCCACTGACGGACGCCGCTGTACCGGCGACCGTTCCAGCTCGGTGCTTTCGCCTGGTTGGTCAGTTTCTCGGCGAGGCAGCGGTTGTTTTGGATGGTACACAGTACGACCCGGCTGAGCCGCTTTCGCCCGTCGGCCAGCCCCGCCACGTCACGGTTCAGGATCACGTCCCGCGTCTCGACTTGGTTCTCGTGGAATGCACTCTCCCGTGTCTCAGGGTCGTCGACCAGCACGAAGTCAGGACGATTGCCACGGATGTTGATGCCACGGATGGCCGAGTCCATTCCGGCCCACGCCATGCAAACGGACGAATAAATGCTGACGCCGCCCTCGTGCCACGGCTCGCCCTTAATGGTCGGAGGCAGTCCGTCAATCTTGGGGAAGACGACCTGATTGCTCGACCACTGGATTTCGGTCGGCTTGCCGTTGTGCGACTGCTTGGCCGCACGCTGCGGCGTTCCCTCCAGTGCCGCACATGGCACGCACAGCTCGGGGAAGTCTTCGATCAGCTTTTCATTGCTGTCGAAGTGCCGCCGGATGTCGTCAAAGATGCGGCTGGCGAACGTGCCGCTGGCAGCGATGACCAGCGGGAACCGCACCAGCCCACGGCAAATCAGGTAGACGATCATCGCCTTGGTGATTTCCGTCTTGCCGTCGCCGCGAGGGGCCGCGATTGCTTGGTCGCCGCCAAACTCCGCCACGTCGACAATCAGCTGAATCATCTCTTTTTGGTACTCGGCAAACGGCGACCAAAACCGGTCGGGAAAGTAGTACTTTAAGAACGCCACCGGGTCGGCCAGCAAAGCTCGCCGTCTCTGCAGGTCGACCGGTGGCGGGATAACAATGCTGTTCCGCTCAAGCTGTTTTCGCTCGGCGTAGCGTGCCTGTTTTGACTGCTGCTCGCCGCTGTATTTCATCGCTGTTTTAATCACTGACCTTCGCCTTGGTCTGTGCCTGTTTCGCTACTGAACCCGCCGCCATCATCATCGTCTTCTGCGTCAGACGCTCCGGCCATGCGCTAAGCCCTGAGTGCTGTATCAAGTGACGCCAACTGACTACGGCTGAGTTCCGCCGATTGAACACAAAGCGAAACAGCGGAATCGTATCCAGCCCCAGCCGTCACATGCGAACTGGCCAAGTCGTTGTCGCTGTTAGATGCGTCTCCCCAAACTCCCGAACCTGAACCGCTTAGAACCGACTGCTGCCAGAGGTTGCGGAGTTGCGTTATCGTGGTTGCGGTCAGACCTGCTGCAGTCAGTCTTGCCAGCCCAGCAGCTCCGCTCAGCGTCACGTAATAATTGGCGTCGATGTCAGCGACCAGCGTGCCCAAGTTTGTCGGGTACGCTCCGTTGAATGCGTAGTCGCTGTAGCAATCATCATCGAATGAAATTAGCACGTTATCGCGAACCGTGTAGTTGTTGCCGCCACCGCTGGCTGTCGAGCCGCCCTGAGTCCCGCCAAGCAGAATGCAGCGGTCAGCGACGATAGTATTGCCTTCGATGTTTGGATTTGGCCCAAACGCCAGCACGCTCGCTTGACACAGATTGTTTTCAAACTGTATCCCGTCGCCCCACAGATAAACTTGGTGGACGTTGGTCGTGTCGCCGAGCTGGGCTACGCGGAAGTAGTTGCCAGTGACAACCGCCCCGTCGGTGTTGGCAAACAGCGAAAAGACGCCAGCACTCAAAACCGGCTGCGTCATGTCGTTGTCTGTGATTGTGATTGAAGTGAAGTTGATTCCCTTGGCGTTATTCACTGCCCGCGTCGACGCTTCCGTGATTTCCTGCCCGACGCCAATCCAGCCGGACGTTGTATTTCCGGACATGACCAGGCTGGCAGTGGTCGATGTACCCGGCGACGGAGAGTAGATAAACATCGCGTACCCACTGCTGTTAGTGTAGGTAATCGTGTTGTTACGAATCTCTATAGGTGAGGTTGAATTGCTGGCGATGATCCGCAGTTGATTAACGACGGTATTGTTATCAATCGTAATCTGTGAGTTTTGCAGTTTGACGCTTGCCCCAGACAATACGGTCGTGCCGCCAATTGCGGCCGTGGAGCTGATAACTGCTCCGTCGATGTCGATATTCGTGATTGAACCGACCGCCAGATTCGCCCACAGATTCCAGCCCGTGATCGTACATGCGGGCGAAATGCGAAACGTGCCAGAAGCGGGTGCGTTGATTCGGATTCCCTCTTCATTAAACACTCGCGAGTGTGTAAACGTGCAATTCCCGGCCAGCGTGATGTTATAACTGCCGGTAGAAGCGAACAGAAAAACGATCCGATTGCAGGTTACATCACAATTTTCGACTCGCAGCGTTGCCTTTGCATTGTCCAGCCCAGTAATAAAACGGTCACAGGCATCGTTGACTACGAACGGGCTTGAAGTTGCCGAGCGAACGAGAATTGACCCGCCATTGTGCTGCGGCACTAGCCGAATATGGTCAGTCGATTGCAGTGGACCGGATGGCACGACGTTGACGACCAGATTGGTGTTTGCCGTCCATTTATTAACCAGTGATTGATAGGTAGCGTGATAGATGGTCGCAAACGGTGCCGACTGCGATCCGTTGTTGGAATCGCTTCCACTCACCGGGTCCACCCAAAACTGAATCACGCTTTGACCACCAAGCAACATCAATAAACCCATTAGGCAATTCCCCAATAGGTCTTCTGGTTGGCGTCAATGGCGGCCCGGTTGGCAGACTGGTCAGACTTCCACAGAATGAACTCCGAGTAATAGCAGACTGGCGAGAATGTCGTACCTAAGTTGTTCGCTAAAAATCGTCGGTTTGTCGTTGTCCAATCTGCTACGTTGGCAAACGTGCCAACAACTCCCGCCTGAATCAATGCCCCGGTATGCAATGCCGTGTACAAGTCGCCTCGTGTCGAGTAAGAAACGGCCGATTCATTTTTGCGAACACTGGAAAGAGTGAAAGACGTTGCTAATGTGGTGCTTGAGCTAGATTGCTGCGAATATACCGCCGCCGCTGAATTACTTACGCTTCCGATTAAAGCACATGAAGTCTGGGCGGTTGGAATCCCAAACACCCCAAACCAATCACACGCCGAGTTTTGCGTCACAATCGGGTAAGCCAGCCCGATGTTGCTGTTGGCGGTCTGATTGCTAATCGTGACCTTGCCGCTGTAGGTTTCGAGTGCCCCGCTGGCAACAATTCTGGGCTGCAATGCGTCGGTCGCCTGTGTACCGTTGGCACTTCCAACTTGGTCATACCACGTTTTAACAAACCCATCGCCAGCACCGCAAAACGACAACAGCGATGCCGTGTCAATTAAACCGCCAGAAAAATCAATATCCTGCTCTGTGCTGTCGCTAGAACGTCGCACACGCAAGCAGCTGCCAGCGTAAGCAGTTCGCAATTTCCGCAGACTATAGGCACCTGCCGAACCAGTGTAGGTGTCCAGCAGTGGCGGAGTTGTCGGCGTTGATGCGCTTCCCAGCAAAAGCAACAGTCCCATCTACTTAGCTCCGTATTTGGCGACCAACTGACCACGGCATCGGCCGCACCACGCTGGCCCAGTTCCGTTGATGTTCATGACGCATCCCTTGTCGGGACAATGGCCCCACTTGTCGGCGGCTGGACTGGCCTTGACGCCGAGGAAGTGCCCGACCTCGTGCTGGACGCAAATCCCCGCCACCGTAGCCGTGATTGGCCGAGACTGCGACAGGTAAATCTTGCCGTCTCCCATGTAGACGCCGATGGCGTTGTAGGTGACCTGCTTCATGAAATAGAACCGGACGTTCGGCTTGCTGGTCGACTCGACAAACTTCGCCCCAGACACCTTCGACAGGTCAGCCATTGCCTTGCGGATGATGCCGACCGTCTGTGCGTTGTTCATCCCCTTGAACGCAAAGCCGGGATAATTGCCGTAGACGAGCTGGAACTTGAACTGGCGCGGCTTGGCCTTGGCCGCTGCCATCAGCTGCGGCTGGTCGCTGGTTTCAATTTCGCATCCGCAGAAGGCTTGCATTAGCCGACTTCTCGGAAATGCAGCGTCAGCGTCCGCTCAGCACCTTCAGCACTGCCAGCGACAAGCTTGATGAACGGGGCGCAAACGAACACCCGAGGATCCAGCGGAACAGTTGTGCTGGCCGTAACTGTGATTGAATAAGCCGACGCACCGCCAACTTCTCGGATCGCAGTATACGTGCCTGCCTCCGTTGTCGCTCGCTGAAACGTCAGCGCCGTGCTGGTCATCGTCGCCGGAAAAGTGACGGCAACAAGCTGCGTCGTGCTGAAACTGCTGACGAGGCCCGTATCCACCGCCGCCGTCGTTGTGCCGTTGTTGGCAATCGTGATCGTCTTATCGTAAAAGGCCACAGCTTACTCCTTTGAATCTAGTCGGTCGTTAATTTGTGTAATTCGCACCCAAAGGTTTTCCCGGTCTTGGCGGCAAGTGATGACTTCCTTCTTCAGTTCGTCGAACTGCGTCACGAACCAGCGAAACATCCAGGTCGTCGCTCCGGCCAGCGAACCAACGGCAACGGTCAAGGCTCCAATCAAGCTCAAATCAGTCACGGCGATGACCTTTCAGGAAATGACTTTCGGTGTCGGAAAACTCATCCCGTCCGGTGCGTAACCGATAAACACCGTCCAGCGGGCCTTCAAAGCCTCCTTGACGCTGTCAATCGTCCATTCGTGGACGCCGTCGCCATTCCACCGCGTCCCCCACGAATTGATGTTCACGATGTTTCCACTGGCTCGCCGTTGCCAGAACACCGTCGAATGTCCGCCACCGGATCGGGATGAATAATTGGAAACGACTTCTTGGTCGCAGGTGCTGTTCCAAGTCAGGCCGGTTTGAATCGGCAGGCCGGAATCCAGCCACGCCAGCATGGCGTCGATGTCCTTGAGGGGCTTGGTGGCCTGCAGCTTGAAATTGAACTTGCCGTTTGCACTTGGCGGCATCGCCGGGTTGTAGCGCTGCGGGTATGGCCAGTCGGACTCAAGGCACATCCCATGCTGGGTTGCGACCCACTGGCCGCCGCTGAGCGTGCTGCCCTTGTCGCCGCTGATGCCGTCCTTCTTCTGTGCCAGGTAGTAGCCCGCCGAACGGCTGAACGTCTCGTGCCGACCAGTGGCAAGGAAGTAGCAGATACTGAACACCTGCGCCAGTGCGTTTCCGGCACAGCTGCCCTGAGCCCCTTGATCGAACACCTTCAGCAGGCCCAGCGGGTCGGCCTGCGTGTTGAACTTGGGGAAGGCGTCCCGGTAGTGCTGCAGCACCAGCTCGGCCTCGCTGCCCCGGTCCTCTAGCTCGTCCAGGCGTTCCCAGTCGAAGGCGTAGCCCATCCGGCCCGGCGTCATGTCTTTAGTCGGTTTGCTTTTGCTCACTTGGCCCGTGCCTCCAGTGCCGTCGCCACTTCCGTCAGTGCTTTGAACCAGTCCTCGCGGCTGAAACTGCCACGCTTGGCCTGCGAGGCCTTCATCGCCTCATCCAGATTGAGCTTCCATTTGCCCCACGCCTCGCATTTGCTTAAGTCGCTGCACTGACGACCGGCGACCGTAGCGCCAATGTCCGCCAGAATCCTGTCCACGGTTGAGAGTCCACCAGTGCCGAACAGCTTGCCAGCCCCGTCGCGGTACACCTTGGCAAACTTGGTAGCGTTCGGAATGTCGGCTGGTGCCTGCTGGTATGTCAAAAGGCCGACGCCGTAATCGTTGGGGACGACTTCCGGCTGTGGCTCCGGGTCCGGCGTCGGCTCGGGAGGTTTCGGAGGGGTTGGCTTGCCGCCGATGTCGAACTTGATTTCAGCGTCGTCGATGCCTTTGTCGGGGTCGAATACCGTCACCTCGACCACATACGAACCGGCACCGGCAAACAGGTAAACATTATCAGCCAGCTTTTCCGGCTCGACTCGATTGCCGCCAGCCCGTGCCTTTACCCGCTGGAACTTGTAATCGCTGCGGACCTCGAGCAGGACGACATCGGTAACGCTTACGTTACTATCATCGCCGACGAGAATGCGGTTGCCCTGCACCTGCGGATTGGTCACGCCCAGCAGTGCCTTCTTGCGGGTTACGGTCGTCTCGACCTGTGCCTGCACAAGGCCGCAAAGCAGCAGGCAGGCCGTAACGAAAAAAACAGTTGTTTTGTTACGCATTACACCACCGAAAAGGCTTTGAGAATCAGCATCACAATTTCCAGCACCTTGGCCCAGTCGACCTTCGACCAGTCGATGTTGGCCTGATGGGTTGCCAGTTTGTTGGCGACTTCCTCTTCAATGCAGGCCCCAAAATCGGGGTCACGTCGGCATCGCCGCGCCAACCACCGCAGGCCGATTCGCCGGTGCAGCGGCTCGTTCTTTGCCTTGTCTTCCAGCAGTTCAACGAACGTCATCTTGCCCTCCGTGAATTTCAGCCAGCACGCTCAGCATGCCCGTTAGAATCAGCGCCAACAGCATCAGCCCGACCCACTCGCTGGTCATCGCTTTGGCTCCGAATAGTGCGGCGAGACCTTGACGAGCAGCAGCGACTCGAGCATCGGCCACCGCTTGGCCAGCAGGCCGATTCCGGCATTGGCCAGCCCGGTCAGGATGATGATCATCGCCGCCTCAACGGCCAGCGACTGGTCAGGCGTAAACGCCAAGCCCAGATACTGCAGCAGGAACGCAGCGAGCCACGCCCAGACGGACGAGGCAGCAACGCGAACAAATCGTGTCAAAATTTCAGACATCAAAACCACCTCTTGCGCTGTGCCGGTTCCCAGTATTTTTCTGCATAGTAGCCCCGCATCCATGCAATTCGCCGAATGCTGCCGCCCTTGCTGCTTGGCCACGGGCAGCAGCTGCTTTCCTTGCCAGTCAGGAACGCCTTGCGGCCTTCCCTCTCGTCGTCCTCATAAGTCAACAGCGGGCTGCCTTCCGTAGCTGTGTTGGCCATCCGTTAGCCTCCCGCTTGTTTGTTTCGCTTATCGTTTGCCCAGCAGTCTACGAACTGCTGAACAAGCTCCCGCGCGAACCGGTGCCGTGATGCTGGTCGCGTGTCCGTACACGTTTTTCAACTTCTTCTTGCACCAGACCGAACCGCCTGACACCACGCCGCAGACCTTGCCAGCTGCGTTCACAACTGGCCCGCCGCTGTCACCGGGTATCGCCCAGGAGAAAAGCACTTGTGATTTTTCACCAACGCCAGCCACCTTGGCCTTAAAGCACCGCAGCGGCCCGCCACCACCAAATCCGCAGACGTGGACCTCGTCGCCTTCGTTGACTTCATCGGCGACTTCCAGCACACTGCAGCCGCCCGGCGTCTTGCAGTTAAGAACCGCAACGTCCGCCTCTTGGTCGATGCCTCGCAGCGTTGCGTTATTGGCGGCTGTGCCGTCGTGAAAGCTGACCGTAAACGACTGATTGCCGTCGGCGATGTGTGCTGCAGTCAGAATGGCTGGGCCTTCATTTGCCGCCACGATACAGCCGGTGCCAGTGCCGCCGTTGCTGTTGCCGCGAACGACGACCACCGCACTCTCGACGCAGGGGTCGCACTTCACGAACTCCCACAGACCTGAATCCTTGCCGACTTGCGCCACAGCGTGCGGCACAAACAGAGAAAAGACAACCAGAACTGATAGAGACAGTTTGGCGAGATTCACGGATCACCTGCCTTTCGGGTTGGACTGCGATACGCCATCCCCCGAATAGTAACAGGCTGAACCGATGTTTAGCCGGTCCACTTTTGTATAACGCAATAAAGTCAGGGCTGATCCTGCAGGACTTCGCGGGCCATCTTGTCAACGTGGTCGCAGCCATTCACCGGGCAACGCAGGTATGCCACGCGGCCGACGCTACTGCGAACGTGCAGCCGCTCGCCATGCACCGGACAACGCGGCCGATTGTGGGGACTGGTGACGAAACGCTGGGGTAATCCTTCCGCTGTTTGCGGCGTTTCCGGTGCGTCCACGTTTTAGGCTCCTTTTGCTAATGGCGGTTATTCTTCCATGCGTTTTCGGTAAAAAC